TGGGGCTGTGGTGACGATCCGTGAACAAGGAACCAGCCGTGCGTAGCGTCACCACAGCCCCAGATGCATTGATTATTCGCGTGACCCGTGACCTCGAACAACTCGACGATCGTGGTCCCCGGATCGAGGTTGAGGATCTGGGCGGACTTCTTCCAATGGTTGAGGCTCGAGAGCGTGCCGACGCTTGAGCTCGCTTCGGAGATCTGCTGGTCGGGCTCGCTGATTCCAGCGCAGACCGCAATAATGCCGATGATGGCGGCTCGAGCGAACGATCCGATCATGAGTAGACCGTGACGGTGATCTCGCCGGTCCAAGTGACGTTGGTCGAACCAGCGCCCTTGACCTGAAGGTCAAACGTCGTGTTGGTAACGACGTGGCTGATCTCGAGCGAGCTGCCCCACCCGGCCGCGCCCGTGGACTTGTAGTTCACAGCATCGCTATGCGCGAGCTCGCTCGCGTTGCCCGCCCCGCGATAAGCTGTGACCGAGGTCTTTCGGTGCGCTACGTCACTTCCAGACTGGCCGTGCAGCACGTACGAGACTTCGAACGTCTGATTGTTGCCAATCGGGATGGTGAACACCTGAGTCAGCGTCGCGTCCGTCGTGAGCGTCGGCGGCAAACGTTCGAACGTGCCCGTGGTGACTTCGTTGGTGCCGTCGTGAATCAGGCTCTCAGCGCGCGTCCGTTTGCTCGTGCCGGCTGCCTGAATCACCCGGAAACGGATGCGACCGCCTACGAACGTGCTCGAGCCGTCGTGTCCCTCGGCCTTCAGGCTGCCCAGCAGATCCAGCGCGCTGTTCGCGGTGGGCGCACCGCTCGTGCCGCGCGTTGCGCCCAAGGACAGCTCGGCCCCCACAGCATCCGCCGCCGACCGCCGGATCGTCTTGCTGTTCAGCGTCGTGTCGCTGTCCGCCATGTTACCGGACGCGTCGAACACAGCCCAACGTCCGGCCGCGCCCGTGAATCGGTGCGTGTGGTTCGAGCGAGCAAGCGTGGGCGCGTTGCCTTCGGCGGACGCGGCAGAGCACGCCTGATCGGCCGGTGCCGCAGTGTCCACGTCATGCTTGTGGTTCGCGAGCGAGTATGCGGTACCAGTGCCCGCGTTTGCCGCTGCCTTGGTCACGTTGACCGGGTCGCCGCCCGCGGCGGGGATGCTCGCGGCGACGGACGCGCCTACGGCGTCCGCGTAGCTCTGAGCAGACGAGAGCGTGCTCGCATCGCCGGCAGACGCGGCAGACGCGGCAGACGACAGAACCCCGGCAATCGTGCTGCCGCCGTCCGCGATCAGCTTGCCGGTCGTTCCGGAGAACACCGCGATCCGCGCGTTCACTGCTACACCGGGCCCCACTACGTCGCCGGATCCGCCGCCCCCGCCCGCACCATCATCATAGTAGCCCACGCACATGATGTTCGTGGCGGCGTTTGGCCCGGTGTACCCGGTCCCCGAAAAGTCGAGCGTGCTCAACTGCCAAAGAAAGATCGCGGCCGTGACCGAATCTTTCGCGCGCATCTGGTACTTACGTGCCATCGCTCATGCTCCCGTCAGGCTGGCGGTGTCCACGATTCCGAACTTGTCGGAGCCAGTAGCGCCGACGACTTGCGCCAGAATCCAATAGGTCCGGGCCCCTTCGAGCGTGAACGAGCCGGACAAGAAACGGCCCACGTCCGTGGCGCTGAACGCGACGTCTGAACCAGACACGGGCGCTTCCACGCCGAGTGTCGGATCGTACAGACGAGCGGTGCCGGCCAGGCCCGCCGCGCTCACGTTCGCAATCACTTCGAGGCAAGTCTTGGCGAGACGCTTCGGTAGATAGAACGCGCCGACCTTGAACCAGCCGGGCGCGGCCGCGACTGCCGGCACCTTTTGCAACGCGGCCGCGTACGCGGACACGATCTCCGTGTCCACTTCCTCGGTCAGCATGTAGCCTTGTTGACTCATGTTCACGTCCTAGCGATGCGCGTTGAATCGAAGGCGGCGCGCTCGCGCACCGCGATCGCCAAGTCATCCGAGAGCGCGGGGCCAGAAGCGAACCCCAGCTTGACGGACAGAATGTTCACGATGCCCGGAAACGCCCATGCCTCACGCTCGCACACGGCGCGCAAGACGGCAGTGCTCGGAGGGATCGCAGTGCGCAGGAATTGTGCAACCGCGGCCGCGAACTCGGCATCGCCAGCATATTCCTTGTTAGTCTCGAGGTCGTACGTCACCCACACGTTGCGATCCACGGGACGACTGAATCGAACGGCGTGTGTCTTGCCGTTCTCGTCCGTCGCTGTGCCGCTCGTGTTGCCGTACTTGGTGATCCCGCCGTCCGCGGCTTCCCACACGGCTTGCGCGAGAAAGTCGTTGTCCTGTATCGGATCGTCCACAAGCACGACCTCGACCGAATGGGGCGGCAGCCCGTCCGCGTTATAGTCGTCCGTTTCGTTCTCGAATACGCGACAGCTTTCGATGACGCGCACGCCGTCCTCGTCCTCGAGCCGCAGCATGTCCGCACGAATGCCGGGCACGCTGCCGGATCCTGCCGCCGCTAGTTCCTCCTCGCGTCGAGCGCGCAAGGTCTCGTTCGTATCGGCTGAGCGACCCTGCTTTGCGTCGAGCGGGTTCGTCACGGCGTTCCACCCGGACGTGCCGGCCGCGATCACCGTGAGCGTCCCCGCATTCGCGGGCGTGGGGCCGAGCACCGTGCAACGAAAGCGCCGGCTGTAGACGCCCGCGCTCGGTGCCGTGAACGGCTCGACCGGTGTCCAGAGCGTGTCCGGCTTACCGGTCACGGCAGCGTACGAAACATCGGGCGTTAGAATGCCGCCCGTCTCGAGCACGCAATCGCAATCGACTTGCGACGCGGACGCGCCGCGGGGCACCGTGCCTGATAGCTTGCATACGTTGACGAGTTGCGCGTCTTCGGCCTTGTCCGGGTCGAGCGCATCGTACACGAGCTGTAGGGCCTCCCACGTGGACGCATGCTGACGCGCGGCGATGCCGTTGCGCTGTCCGTCTGGCGATTCCGTGGACACATCGATCGTGGGCGAGATCTCTGACTTCTGCGCGGACTCGATCTCTTCGAGCGCGTCGCGCGTTGTCTTGGCGCGGAAGCCTTCCGGAATGACACCAAAGTCCGTCATAGAATCAGCTCGATTCGGTCGGGGATCTTGGTCCCGTCCTTGTAGGTGGACTCATAGTCAACGGCGCAAACGCGCCGGCTCGTGTCGAGCTCGACCGTGATCCGATCAACGCTCACGATTCCCGGAGTCTTGAGAATCGCGCGCTTGAATACTGACCGAACGGTGTCGCTGTTCGGGTTCTTGATCAGAACGTCACGGAAGTAGGGCATGCCCTGCCGCACGTCCAAGAACCACTCGCCTAGAAAGAAGTCGAGCGACACGCTCGTGCGTTGCTTGGCGTACTGACCGCCCGAGATCACCTGAGTCGTGCCTTGCACGATCGCCAAGTCGCCCTTGGGGATTCGGTGCGCGATCACTTTTCCGCCTTCAAGTACTTAGCCGGCCCTGTAGCTGGCGACGTCGGCCAGCCCACACCCGACAACGCGATCTTGAGCGCATTCATCCCGCCAAGTCCCCCGGCCCCTGACTCGGTACCGGCTGCTGACGTGATCGCGGCGTTCAGCGCCGTTAGCTGCGATTGCAGCGCGACGAACTCGGCGGCCGCGGGCGCGCCAAACGTAAACGGCGACGGCGTCACCATGCGTGCGCCGCCCGTCGTCGCCCTCGGCTGTCGGTTGTAGGGATAGGCGACCGGGCTGTGCAGTCCGTGGCGCTCGAGCCACGAGGGCTTGCTCTCCTGCCCCGAGCTCTCGAACTGGCCGGTGTCCGCCTCGTTGAACACGAGCAGCACGGTGTCCCCCGGAGCGAGCGGAAAGTGCAGCTCGAACCCGCCGGCACCCGGCCAGCACACGCGCACGTTCGGGATTGCAGGCAGCGATTCGAACGCCGTCGAACCATCCTCGCGTTCGAGCGCGCGTTTGACGGCTGGTAGCACGGCACACGTTCCCGTTGCGGCGTCGTACGTCTTGACGATGCCGGGCAGCGCTGTGTGCAAGTCGAGGAGCGCGCCGCGAATCGCGGTAGCGATCAACTCCTCGTCTGAGATGTCTGCGCGATCACTCATGCTCGGGGTGAGGCGCGCCCCGAGAGCCCCTAGCCCGCCGCTATGACGTTTGGCTTGGAGACCTCGGGCCGAGCCCGACGACTAATACCGCGTGGCTTCAACCTGAATGTACCACGGTATGCCATATGTGTCACCCTCCCACGTTGCCCGCTGAATCTTGTAGTTTCCGCGAACCGCGGCCGACTCGAGCACGAGCAGGGAGCCGACCTTGACGGACGGCTGGATCAACATCTGACACGAGAGTACACCCTTGGGATCGATCGTCGGAGTGCCGATCAGGCCGCTGCTCGGCGAGAGTCGGGTCGCGAAACCGGCGAGCGTCTTGCCTTGGTCGATCAGCTGTATCGCCCCGTCTTGGATACTCCACTCGAGTCCGGCGCTGCGTGCGAAGTGCGTCATGTGTTCGTACGCCGATCCCGAGAACACCGCGCGCTTGGTGAACAGCGTAGCCGCGCCCGTCGTGCGCAACCGTGCAGCAATGGCCGCGACGTTGCCCTCGCCTATGCCGAGCGCCTTCACAATGGCGCGCAGCGCGACGTCCGGCGACGTCTGCGGCCCGTACGCTTGAGTGATTGACGAGAGCTTAGCGGCCTCGCCGTCCCCGCTCTCGACCGTTGTGATCCAGTCGGCACCCTCGCGCTTAGAATAGACCGTGCGCAAGTCGCCGAGGAAGATCTGAGCTAAGCCCGTTTCCTTGTAGCCTGCTTCAATCAAGACGGGCACGCCGCGCGCGTCGCCCTTCTTCGGCCGTAGCTCCTCGATCTGCGCGCGCTGTTCGCGACTCAAGTTGTAGACTTGCAGCGCCGCCTTGTTCGGCTCGGGCTTGCTAGTCTTCTCGACACGAAACGCGCACCGATGCTTTTCTACGCGCAGCCCGGTGCGAATCGCGCCGAGCGCAGCGCCGACCGTGATCCGGCACTCTCGTTGAAACAGAACAGCCACTTAGACGCTCCGCGCGGCGCGCGTCGCCGCGACTTGAGCCGACACTTCGGCCGCCGTGAAGTAGGTCAACTGACACCGGCCGTCCTCGAGTAGCTCTCCGATCTTGGGTGGAGTGACGTCCTGACCCGTCGCAGTAACCATGAGCTCGCCTGGCGGCACGCCGTCCTTGTGGTGCCAGTAGCGGAGCAAGGGCGTGTTCGTCACGAGCTTGAGCCCGCACACGAGCGGCTTGTCCTCGACGTCGAACAGGGACACGTAGTAGCGCTCTTGCCGCGTGCTGTACGTGAACTCGAGCGTGTAATCTTGATCGTCGAGCCGTACGCGGATCGTGTAGTAGGGCTCGGTCACGGTCGGAATCGTCTGGCTCATAGTCCACCAAACCCGTCTTCGAAGAAACCGGCGGCACCGTCCACGGCCTTAGCCAGAATGCTTTTCTTCAGGTCGCCGATCTTGGCGTCATCGTCCTTGGCGCTCTTGCTGCCGGCTGCTTTCTTGATCGAGCCAGACAGTTCTGCCGGCTCGGGCGCGATCGTGACGTCGCTCGAGACCTTCTCGATCTCCTTCAACACCACCGTGAAGTGCGCGCCGCTGCCGTCCTCGGGCGCGCGCGTGGTCACGACTTGTTCGATCGCCATGTTCTCGTACTCGGTGATCGAGGTGATGATACGGACCAGCCGGGCCGACGTTCGCGCCCCCTCGAGCGCGTCGCGCGCGGCGCGAATGCGGCTCTCGAAGTTATCGAAAGTGAGCATCTGAACCTTGAGCGGCTTGGGCGGAAAGAGCGCGTCACCCAAGGCGCCGATCCCCGCGTTGATCGCGTTGCTGATTCCGAACTTGAACGGCTGCTCGGGGATCTGTAGTTCCAGGTTCGTGAACGTCGTCTTGTTCACCACGTCGGGGTTCGATAGCAACGGCGTGTCTGATACGAACCCCTCGACCGTGAAGCGTTTGAGCTGCGGCCGAATGTTGTCGGCAACGTCAGCGCCATCTTCAACGGGGTGCTCTGTGATGATGCTCGTGCCCTCGTGCGTTTCCTGTAGATCCACGTCGAACACGGCCGAGACGACCGCGCCCGCGTCATCATCCCAAGTCAGCGTAACAGGCATCTTACTTTGCCTTTCGTCCGAGGGCGGCGGCGGCGCCACGCTTCGCGCCCTTGAGCGAGCCGGTCTCGGCGGCGGCGCCGGCAGCTCGGACTACCTGCCCGGGGGTGCCGGGCGGCACGTTCACGTTCGTGGTGTTGTTGACCACGACGGGAGGTCCGGACGGGATCGCCGTGCTCACGAGGCCCGTGGCCGGCGCTGTCAGCCGGCGGCCGACGTCGTCACCCTCGGCAGCGAGGGCCAGGCGCGCCCGATCCCGCAGCTTGCCTACGTCCTCGACGGCCGTCCCCGTGCCGCCGAGCTTGTCGAGCAGCCCGCCCGGGATCTTCTTCACGAGCTTGGTGATCGCGTCATCAATGACAGCGACGATCTCGAGCGCGAAGAACTTGATCTCGGTCCACGCAATCTTGAAGGCGAGCGCGATACCATCCCAGATGGCGGCGGACTTGTCCTTGAAGTTCTCCCACCCGCCCGTCAGCGTGTCGATCAGCACGCCGGACATCTCGATCCACGAGACGACCATTCCGCCGAACGTGGGTCCGAGTACGTTGACAATGTCGTTCTTGATCGACGCTGTGGTGCGCTTCCAATTCTCCTCGAACTCGGCGGGCCGCTCGCTCAAGTCCGAGAAGAACGTCGAGAACGCCTCGAAGGTGTCCTTGCACCATGCGACCACCTTGCGGGTCGAGCCAGGCCCCCAGAGCTTGTCCAGGATTCGCCCGATGACAGAGTCCCCGCCCTTCCACGCGACGATCAGATCCTCGACGAGCAGGATCACCACGCCGAGGATGGCGGCGAACTTCAGGAACGGCAGCAGTACCGGCCACCATGCGGCGAGCACGGCCGCAGCCTTACCGGCAGCAATCGCACCGAGCACCGCGAGCGCGGCTTGCACCACCTCGGTGTTCTTGGTTAGGTACGTCAGGAACTGTGACGCCTTGGTGAGCCCAGCGATCGCGAGGTTCAACGCCGGCAGGAAGAACGCCGCGACCTTGACCTTTGCGCTCGTCCACGCGAGGTCGAGCCGGTGCAGGTTGTCGTCCACCTCGCCCGCTTGTTCCACGAAGTCGCCCATGCCGCCGCCGAGCTCCTCGAACTCGGCTCGCATCTTGGCGATACCCTCGGGGCCGTCCTTGAACAGCTGCAAGACCTTGGGGCCCGCGGTCTTTCCGAAGAACTGGAACGAAAGCGCGGTCTTCTCGGTCTCGTCGGTCATGCCGGCGAGCGCGAGTCCGACCTCCTCGAACAGGCTCCCCGTGTCCTTGAAGTTGCCGTGCGTGTCCTTGACGTCCACGCCGAGCTTTTTCAGCACCTTGCCTTGTTCGCTGGCCGCGTCGCCGCCCTCGACGGCCGACCGCGCCAGCTTGTTGAAGATGCCGTCAAGCTCGCCAGCGGCGATGTCTGCGAACTTGGCTTGATAGGTCCACATCTCGAGCGCCTTGCTCGAGATGTGCAGGCGCGCAGCCTGGTCGCCCACGGCGTCGCCAGCCTCGACGGCGCCGAGCACGAAGTCCTTGATCTTATCAACGGCGAACGCGGCCGCGAGCGCTTTGCCCAAGCCGCTCACGCCGTCGAGCAGACTTCCGATCTTTTTCTCGCCGTCCTCGATCGGCTTGGTGTCGAACGTGACACCGAACGCAACCAGGATCTCACGTAGCGCGGCCATTACTCGGCAGCCCTTCTAGCTTTCGCCTCGACCTCGTCTCGAAAGTCGAGCGCGCGGTGCATGTCGTCGAGATCGAGTAGCGTCATGCGTTCTAGGTCTCGCCACGAGAGCGAGGCCCGCTTGTCCGTCAGGACTCGGAAGATGAACCAGTCGAGGCCGTCGGGGGCTTTTCCTGAAACATAGCCTTCAGTGCTTCCAGCGGACTCGGCCCGCCCTCGCTCGATCCTTCGGCTAAAAAATCTGCGAAGTTGGCCTTGATGCAAGCGAACAACCACTTGCTCATGTGCGCGTAGCGTCCGCGGAAGTGAGTCAAGAACACGTCCTTGAGCTCGGGCTTTTTGCCGTCGGGCTTCACGATGCACGTAGTCTTGGCGAACGTGCTGCGAAGCTCCTCGGCCAGCTCGGGGGACAGGTTCTTGAGCGCGGCGCCAATCGTCTTGAGTGCGAGCTCGCCCTTGCTCGAGCCCTTCAAGCTGCCGGCGCCTTCGAGCGCGCCACCGACCGCGTTCAGCAGCTTGACGTATACTCGATAGCCATGGATCGCGTCGAGCAAACGGATCTCGTACTTCTCGCCGTCGATCTCGACGGTCTCGGTCAGTACCTCGTAGGACATCAGAGACCGCCCTCGAAGCGCTCAGGCTGGACGAGGAAGAACGACCACTCGATCTCGCCGGACTCGGGCGCGCGCTCGACGTCGGGCCAGCCGATCGGGATGCACTCGAGCGTGACCAGCACGCTCGTTCCCTGGCGGTCCTTGAGCACGAACGGCACGATCCCGGCGTTGCCCGCGCCGGACTTGCGGGCAGCCTGGTACACGGCCGAGATCACGGCGTTCTCCTTCGAGCCGTAGCCGACCTTGATCTTCAGGTTGTGGTTGTCGTTGCCCTTGTTCTCGCTCATGGTCGTGGTGCCATCCACGCCGCTCACGAACGTGAAGCGAGGGCCGACGGGTGCCGCCGAGATCGAGCGAATGTCCTCCTCGAGCGGGATGCCGCCGAGCAAGCACGTGTGTTCGTTCAGGGAGTAGGTTTTCATGGGGTGCTTTCCTCAGGCATTCAGATCGACACGGTGCCGGTCACGACCATCTTGTGAATCGCGCCCGTGTAGCGCGCGGAGAACGAGACGTCGGGCAAGAGCCGGTTGACGCGATCGATCGCGCTGACCTCGAGCGCCTTCGGCGCGGACACGAACGGGAAGTCTTCCTTGGCGTCGCTCAGCGCGTTGTAAGGCGCCTTGGTCCACGAGATCAGCGGGTTGAGTAGCGCCGACTTCATGATCTCGATCCCCGCGTCTGTGTAAGGGATCTTCGGGTTGTTCTGGAACACGAACAGCACGCTTTCGGTCAGGCGGGCGTACATGAAGTGGATGAAACGAACCGCGTCGATATAGTCGCCGCCGCCGCACTTTCCTTCCCAGAGCGTCCCGCTACCGGCGATCGTCCGGTACGTGTTGCCGTTCTTGGCTTGGATGTTCGCGTCCTCGTTGTCCGTGACGTACAGCGTGCCGTTCGGCGCGGCATCGC